TTACCGCTGCATGTCTCCGGCGTATTCCTGGAGTCCCGTTGCGGCGACACCGGCGCCGACAGCATTTCCGACCATCGTTGAATATTCCGCCGTGCATTCTCGGACCACTGTTCGTAGGGTTGCGGGGTCATTAGCGCCGGTGCCGGGGCCGGGATCGCCGCTGGCCTGACCACTACGGGACTCGGCGGCGGCGAGGGCGTTGCGCAGGCCGACAATAGCGAACTCGCGGTCGCGCACAGCAGCAGCCGCAGCCGCCAGGCGCTCGTGGGTCTGGTGGGTAACATGGGCGTTCGCCTCCATTCTGGCAAATTCGATGGCGCGCTGGTCGGCCTCCGCCGTGCGCGCGGCCTCGGCGTGATCTTCGCGCTCCTGGGCAATCTCAGCGGCCTGATCGCTGTTTCTGGCATTCAGGCGCCATTCCTGGGCCGTCCATGCCCCAGCACCCGCAGCGGCGGCGGAGAGCGCCGCCACGGCCCCGTATCTGGCCCACGCGGGCATCACGACAGGCATAGCGTCACCTCGTCCAGCCGGCGCGCGTACAGGCCCGGCACGAACCGCTGCGACCCGTCGGCCAGGGTGATGTAGGACCAGACCGGCCGCCCGTCCGGGCCGTTGGCGATGGCGCGGCAGCCGTCGGCCAGCCGGCCGGCGTTGATCAGACCCAGCGCCCGGCTGGCGCACGTCGCCGGCACGCCGAAATTGTGCGAGTGCGAGCTAAGCGCGTCGAACGTGCCCTGGGACACGTCGGCCGTGATGCAGTCCGCCAGGCTGAGCTGGCCACGCTCGACAACCAGGCGCTCGACCTCGGCGCATCGCTGGTCGCTCCAGTAGTCGCCGACGACGACAGGGTATGGGCTGGTGTGGCGGGTGATGCCCTTGCATACGGTGGGCAGCCCGCGCGCCAGGCGGTCCGCGTAAACGACGTTCTGTCCCTCGCCCTCCCAGCGCCCCAGGAAGTCCTGAAGCTGGGGGCTGAACAACGTCAGCACGCCGGAGGCGATCAGCGCGGCCGCCCCGACCTTGCCGGCGCGACTCATGGGTCGCACCGATCGTGAAGGGCTGCCATCTGAGCGTCGTGCAGCTCCTGGCGGCGCCGTTCTTCGGCCGCGATGGCCGCCCGCTCGCGCCGGTCGCGCCGGCGCTGGTAGTAGACGTTGGCCAGCGCGCCCAGTAGCGCGATCAGCACGCCGGTCCAGCCGATCCAGTTCACGGATGCTGCCCAGCCAACGACCCCGGTTACCGCGCCAGCCTCGGCGGTCCTGTTGGCGGCCGTGATTGCCGCGTCATCGAATTTCATTTGTGGATTCCTTTGGGGCATGGCTGCCTCCCTCGAGGACGAAAAAAGCCCGCCGGCGCTACCCGACGGGCTTTCAACGGTTGAACGAGGTCACACCAGCGCGGTGATATCCCGCACGGTCAGCTGCGAGATTTCAGCGATGGCCGGCGCCGTGGGCGTCTTGGATCCGTTCGCGGACAGGAACATGAGGTTGCCGTTCGCCGTGTTCGCAGGCGTCGTCGCCCTCACGCAAACGGTCATCTCGCCCTTTGCATTGGGGGGCGGCGACGCGAGGAACTCGTAGCCCGTCTGCGACCACGCTGCGTTGACCCAGTTGACAGACATCATCGACGTGAACATGCCCATCACCTGCGCCGCGGGCAGGTCCCAACGGATGCGCGCCGTGAACTCGAACACGCGGCCCGGCAGGATGTTCAGGAGGTTCGTGGAGAGCTGGCCGTTGGCCGCTGCGGCAGTGCCCCACGTCACCCGCTGCCATTTGCCAACATCGCCATCCACCAGCGAGGTGACGGCGGACGCCGGCATACCGCCCACGCGCTCCATGTATTCGGCCAGGCCGTCGCTGTTGGTGTCGGGGCAACACACCAGGAGAACGCAATGGGCGCCCGTCCATTTACCGACACCCTCGTAAAGCTGCGCTACGGCGCGCTGCATGACGAACTGACCGATGCGATGAATGAGCTGGTCAACAAGTGCAGCGCCGCCAGCAAGGGCGGCAAGCTGACCCTCACCATCGCGCTGAAGCCCGGCAAGGGCGGCCAGATGGAAATCACCGATGACCTGAAGGTCAGCACGCCCAAGGAAGAGAAGGGCAGCACGATCATGTTCGCCACGCCCGAGGGCAACTTGCAGCGCGAAGACCCGCGCCAGAAATCGCTGGAGGGCATCCGCTCGGTGGAGCAAGAGGCCCGCGAAATTCGCACGCTGTCGTCCGCCACGCCGGCCCAGGCCGCCGGCTGGTCACCTTTCCCACCCGGGCGTGAGCCCAAGCACAACCTTTCCCACAAGAGGAAACACATGGAAGACCTGAAAACCGCTTTGAACGCTGGCGCCGCGCTGGCCGAACCGTCCGAGGTGCACGGTGTGCCCTTCGTCGTCGTGCCCGAGGGCTACGAGTCCCACACCTTTGAACGGCTGCTGCCCGCGCCCACCCGCCACACCGGCCGCGCCACGTTCAACGATGCGGCAAGCTTCATCCGCTACGTGGGCGAGTACAGCGGCGCGGCAACCGCCCGCCTGTACTACCAGGTCACCCCGAGCCCGGCCTTTGTCGCGGTCCTGAATCACCGGACCGCGGGCAGCCCGAGCTGGGGCGATCACCGCGCCGTCTACAACGCGCCGCTGTCGCCCGAGTGGAAAACCTGGACGGCCAGTGATGGCAAGAGGATGAAGCAGGAAGAGTTCGCCCTGTTCATCGAACAGAACCTGCCGGACGTGATCATGCCGACCGCCGCCGAGTTCCTGGAGCTGGCGCAGAACTTCCAGGCCACCAAGGCCGTGAACTTCGCCAGCGGCACGAGGCTGGGAAATGGTCAAAACCAGCTCGTGTATGAAGAGACGATCCAGGCGCGCGCTGGCGAACGTGGCCAGCTCGAAATCCCCGAGACGTTCACCCTGGGCATTCCCGTGTTCGAGGGTGACGCGGCCTATTCGCTGATCGCCCGACTGCGCTACCGCATCCAGGATGGAAAGTTGGTCCTCTGGTACGACCTCGACCGCCCCCACAAGATCATCGACGACGCGGTGAAGCAGCTCCGCGTGGCGATCGAGGCCGAAACCGGCCTGGTGGGTTTCAACGGGACTCCGGCCTAAGAGCCGGGCGGCGCCTCACCCCCGTGGGGCGCCTCGGAGAAAGCGACCATGAAAACTACCCGTTATCCCCGCCGCCGCCCTTACCGTGCGGGCCGCATCGATCGCCGAGAATCCACGACCGCCTGGGTAGACCGAATGATCCAGCGCGGCGGCGTGGCACGGTCCGACGCGTTCCGACAGGGGATGCAGGTCGCCCACGCTCGGCGATACATGGCGGACCCGCTCGGCCGGTTCGGGCGGCCGGCCACCAACACTCCCGAGTTCGACCAGTTCCAGGCGGGCTATGCCCACGCCGAGGAATTGATTGCAAAGCAACTGTAGGAGCCAGCATGCACCAGCAATCCAGCACCACGGTGGCGCGCCCCGTGCGCCTGCTCACCCCGACCGTGCCGCGCCACGTCCACGAGAGCGCATGCGCCGCGCGCGACATCGCCAAGCGGCAGTACGACCAGCAGACGGTGGCGTTGCATCGCCGGTCCGTTGCCTATCTCGCGGCGATGGACGATAACCACCGCCTGCGCCAGTTGCTCGTGGCCCACGGCATCAACCCGGAGGCAGCATGACTTCGACGCTCAGTTTCATCGTGGGGATGGTCGTGGGCATGCTCTTCGGCGGCACGGTCGGCGTGGCCGCCGCCTGCATCTGCGCTGCGGCCCGCGACACGGACGACGCCCGGCCCGAGGGCGACAGGGCGGACACCGCCGCAGAAGAAGATGAGGCCTTTCGCGATATTAAACGACAGCAGCGTCGGCGTTCAGAAGGACCAAAACATGAGCCCTTGGACCAAAATCGTTGCGACGGCGAAGCCCAGCAGCACCTGGACCCAGAGGCGGTGGCCGAGGCCACGGGAGAGCCCCGCAGCGGCACCAAGAAGCGATACGCAGGCAGCACCAAGGAACGACAACTGGACAATCTGGGTCTGCATAATCTTCCCCCTATCCAGGCAACATGCCGGGTTCAATTTACGGGAAACACTACCGGGGAAGCAAATGGGTGCAGGGGGGGGAATCAGTCACCCTGCGGGCAGAGTGCTGCCTTGGTCGAGCGGCCGGCCTTTGATGCCGAGCGCCCCATCGCTGTCCACCACCGCAGCACCGCTGCAAGCAGGATGGAGGGAGCATGACCGCGGAAGTACCGGTGCGCACGCGGGCCTTGCCGCGTGTCCGCAAGGCCTGGGGCACCAGTGCCAACGTGGACGGCGAAGTGCTCCAGTACACCGAGGGGGAAATGTCTGACTTCGGCGACGCCTGCTACCAGGACGGGCACTGCGACGCGCTGGCGGCCGTCTCCCGCGCCCTGGCCGCCGCTGGGATGCCGATAGGCCCCGCCAGCTACTCGGCCGCGCAACGCGCCGAGGATGACGCGTGGGCCGAATATCGCGCTGGCCGCGGGCCGCACCCGGTGAGGCGGTGATGGCGCGCGAGTCGATCCAGACGGAGCTGGGCGAAGAATTGCAGTGCACGCGACGCCGCGAGTTCTGGCCCGCCGATGATGAATTTTTTAGCCGCACCAGCGACAACCGCGACGGGTTCAAGAGCTGGTGCAAAGCATGCCTGAACGCATACGACCGCGCCCGCGCGGCGCAGCGGAGATCCATGGAGGGAGCACGATGACCTACACCCTGGCACAGCTCGAACTGTCGGCCGGCGCCTACGGCGAAATCGCAGACAAGTTGCGCTTGGCCGGCTATGACCACGCCATCGGCGACGACGGCATGCTGGACATGACCGGCTTGGGCGTCACCTGCGGCGCGCCGGCTGGCGATCCGTCGCCGGAGTGCGATCCCACAGACATCTGCGCCGGCTGCCGGTGCAAGTTCGCGCGAAGGGGAAGGCGATGATGGCCCTTGCTCCAGATATCCCCGCAGGCTGCGAAATGACCCGCAACTGGGCCGTAACAGTGCGGGCCGAGGGCGCCGACATTCTAACCATCTCGTCCGAGCACCTGGCTGGCGTTGCCGACATCGCGCCCTGGGCATCCACGATCCGCGGGTGTGCGCGACACCTGATGGCGTTCGTCGGTCCACAGACAATCGACATCGACGCCATCGCGCTCGACGTGGCACGAGAAATCAAGAAGCTGGACCCGATCGCGATGCGCGGGGGGCATACGCAGTATCTGGCCGCCATCAAGGACCTGGTGGCCGACGGCATCCGCGCCGTCCTAGAAACCGAGGAAGGGAAATGAGCAACACCAGCCAGCACACCGAATCGCTCTTGAGGCTCGAACGGGTCATGGACCGTGTAGGCCTGGGGCGCACTTCCATCTATGACGAAGTGAAGGCGGGAACCTTCCCCAGGCCGGTCAAGCGGGGGAAGCGCTCCCTCTGGGTTGAGTCCGAGGTGGATGCCTGGATTGCCGGTGCGATCACCGAGTACCGAACCGGCAAGAATCCGTAG